AGGTTTGCTTTCACCACAAAACGAATCGCGCAGTCATGACTAAGGCTAAAAAGGCTCAAAAAGGCTCTTTAAAGGTCGTTACAGGCTCAAACACGGACGAATCGGGTTTTGATCCAGCTGTGGGCACACTTATTGGCTCTACGACGCCTAGAATCGCGTCTAAGCCACTCTCAATGCCGTCAAAAGGGCAAGAGATGATCGATTTTGCTGAGGAAATCGGCGTGAAGCTGATGCCGTGGCAAAAATGGCTCGCCATCGAGAGCCACCGCGTGAAGCCCGACGGCAGATGGGCACACCCAATCGTCTGCGTCGTCGTTGCGAGACAATCAGGAAAGACGACATTCCAGATGCTTCGGGCTTTGACGGGTTTGTTTCTGTGGGACGAGCCGCTGCAAATCGGCACAGCTCACAGGCTCACGACATCGCTTGAAACTTTCCGCCACATGGTTTCGATCATCGATTCAAATGCAAATTTGCGATCTCAGGTCAAAAGGATCAGGTGGGCACACGGATCAGAGGAGATCGAGCTACTCAATGGCAATCGCTACATGGTTAAGGCTGGTGGGGCAGCTGCTCGCGGTATTAGCCGCCCCGAAACGATTTTCTTGGACGAATTGCGTGAGATGAAAGATTTGGACAGTTTCGCATCGCTTCGATACACCGCGATGGCTTCAAAAAATCCGATGGTTATCGGTTTGTCGAATGCTGGAGATCAGCACAGCGTTGTTTTGAATCAATTGCGTGAACGTGGAATGGCAGCGGCATCGGGCGCAGCTGATGACATTGGATACTTTGAATGGTCAGCCGAAACCGACGACATCAATGATCCGCAAAATTGGAAGGCTGCCAATCCAGCGCTCGGCTACACGATCCATGAGGACAATATCCGCGCCGTGCTCAATGATCCGCCCGATGTCGTGCGCACCGAAGTGTTGTGCAGGTGGGTTGCCACAATCTCCAGCGCGATCCCACAAGATGCGTGGAATGACTGCGGCGAAGATGACTTGCAGCTTGATCCGACGCAGCCGACATGGCTCGGTTTGGATTTCTCGCCTGATCGCAGATCGGCAGCTCTTGTCGGTGCTCAAAAACTGTCAGAGGATCGCTTTGTCGTCCGTCTGCTGCATACTTGGACAAATCCCGTCGCACTTGATGATCGAGCCGTGGCAAATGACGTGGCAACCTACGCCCGCAAATTTCCGACAGAGACTGTGGCGTTCAGTCGTCGCACAGCGGCAGCATCGGCAATGCGTTTGCAACCTGCTGGAATTTCCATCACCGACATCGACGGCGCGATCTATGCGCAATCGTGTGACGAGCTTTTGGGCGCAATTACATCGCGCAGGCTTCGGCACGGCAATCAAGCTGAGCTGACATCGCAGGTTTTGTCAGCTGCGCGTTTAAGAATGGGCGACACGGGCTGGGTGATTGGACGCCGCGCGTCACAAAGCACCGTCACCGCGTGCGTGGCAGCAGCTCTCGTCACTCACTTTGCGACACGCCCATCGACGGAGATTGACATTCTCGTAGGTTAGTGTTTAAGCGCACGGGACAATTCCCGCATGGCATTCCGTGATTTCTTCATCACCGCGCCCGTTACGGCTGCGCCAAAAGCTGAGAGCACCGTCGATGTCGCTGCTGCGTTAGCACCGCTTAACACGATGAACAGCCTTTCCAGCTATTTGCTTACACCTGCAACAGCAACGCGTGATGAAGCAATGGCAGTCCCGACAATCGCGCGCGCTCGCAACATTATCTGTGCCAGCATCGCATCAATCCCATTGCACATCATCGACGATTCGACACAAGAAGAAATCTATCCGCCCAAAATTATCAATCAACCTGATCGACGTGTCACGGGTTATTCTGCCTATTCATTCATCGTTGAGGATTTGCTGTTCTACGGCGTTGCATATTTGCAAATTATGGAACTCTATGCAGACACAGGGCGCATCAGAGACACACAAAGAATTTCGCCTGATCGCGTGCAGATCATTACAAATGCAATGGGCACGGAAATCACAGGGTATCGCGTCGATGGAATGGCTGTGCCGACAGCTGGTGTCGGATCACTTGCGGTTTTCAATGGCATCGATGAAGGATTATTAAACCGAGCAGGTCGCACAATCAAGGCAGCATTCGCGCTAGAAAAAGCCGCGACAATTTATGCACAAGAGCCTTATCCGACGATGGTTTTGAAGTCATCGGGCACGGCGTTGCCAGCAGATCGCATTCGCTCACTTTTGGATAGCTGGAAAACATCGCGCGCAACAAGAAGCACAGCGTTTTTGAATGCTGACATCGAATTGCAATCGGTGGGCTACGATCCTAAATCGTTGCAATTAAATGAAGCACGGGAGCAGGTAGCAACAGAGCTTTGCCGCGCAATCGGGTTGCCAGCATATTACGCAGACGCAAACAGCGGATCATCGATGACATACAGCAATGCCACACTTGCGCGGCAATCACTTTTTGATTTCTCATTAAGAAATTTTGCGCGTGCAATTGAGACACGTCTCTCGATGCCTGATTACACGCCTGCTGGACAAACTGTGCGCTATGACTTAGACGATTACTTGCGCGGATCAGCTAAAGAGCGCGCGGAAGTGTATGAAATTCTCAATCGCATTGGCGCAATGAGCGTCGATGAAATCAGAGAGGAAGAGGACTTGATCCGATGAAACTATCAATCCCAATTTCGCTGACGGCGGCTGATTCTGAGCGCCGCATAATTTCCGGTCGCATTGTGACTTGGAATGAAGAAGGCAATACAAGTGCAGGTCGCACAATGTTCAAGGCTGGATCAATTGCGCCAAAAAATGTCAAGCTACTTTTGGAGCACGATCGCACTCGGCCGATTGGTCGGGTCATTGAAATGACAGAGACACCGAATGGCATCGATGCAAAATTTAAGATTGCAAATACCACCGCGGGTTCTGATGCGCTTGAAGAGGCACAGACGCAATTGCGTGACGGTTTTAGTGTTGGGATTTCTGTCGATGCGTGGGATAACAAAAACGGCGTGATGGTTGTGTCGGCAGGTCAGCTCGATGAAGTCAGTTTGGTTTCAGAGCCTGCCATCGATTCTGCACGCGTCAGCGATGTTGCCGCTTCATACGATGAAGAAAAGAAAGATGATGAAGAAGATTCCGAATCGATCGATTCTGGAAATACCGAAGAAAAAGGAGACGAAGTGGAAAACACCGTCACAGAGCAGGCAGCACCCGCCGAAACGGTGGAAGCTGCTTCAACTGTCACCGCGGCTGCAAATCAGCCGAAGTTCTACACAGCTCCACGCATTGAGCTAACAAAGGTCAAGTATCTTGAAAACTCAATCCGTGCAGCACTTGGCGACGATGATGCGAAGCTTTATGTTCGCGCAGCAGATGACGCCAGCAACAACCCTGCAATGTTCCCGACCCGCCAGCTCACCGAAGTTTGGAATCCGCTTGGGACAAACGTGCGCGGTTGCATTGATGCCCTAAGCCGTGGGACTTTGCCCGATGCAGGTCTCACCTTTGAAATCCCTAAGATTACACAGCTCCCTTCCGTAACAGAAGAAGCTGAGGGTGGCGCAGTTGCCGATGTCAATGTGAATTCAGAATTTATTTCTGTGAGTGTCAAGAAGTTTAGTGGCAGTCAAACCTTCTCCGTGGAGCTGCTCGACAGATCATCGCCCGTTTTCCTTAACGAGTTGCTAGCAACTATGGAGCAAGCTTATTCAAAGGCGACGACCGAATACGCAAACGATGTTCTCGTTGCAAATGGCGCACTTAACGGCACAGCTCGCGCAAATGATAAAGATGGTTTGCTTGCATACGTTTCGAGCGCTGCCGCTGCTGTTTACACAGCCACAAAGGGCTTCGCTCGCAACATGGTTGTTGCACCTGATCAATGGGCAAATATCATGGGTTATTCAGACAACGGACGCCCAATCTATAACGCAGTCGCACCTATGAACGCGGGCGGATCAGTAACACCGACATCTCTTGTCGGAAATGTTGCGGGTCTAAACCTTTATGTCGACGCTTACAAGACAGGATCAGGCGACAACTCAATGTTCGTCATCAATCCTGATGCTTTCACTTGGTATGAAAGCCCACGCGCAACACTTCGCGCAAATGTCATCGCCACAGGTCAAGTTTCCGTTTTGTATTACGGATTCGGAGCACTTGCGGTCAAGACAGGCGCTGGTTGCAACCGTTTCAATTTCACCTAAGCCGACACAATAATCATCGATCAGCTGCGCTCCCGTAGCTGATCGAGCTGAATGAAGGGAACGCTCATGCCGAATATCGTCAGCGCACAAGACTTGCGCACCGTGCTTGGCGTGAGCGTGTCCCTGTATCCTGACAGCTATCTCGACGACATCATCAACACCGCCGAATCTGTCGTGCTGCCGATGCTGGTTTCTCATTCATCAGCCGTGGCACAATACGAAATTGAAAATAATATCCTTTACATCTACACAGTCAGACCGCATCGATTTGTCACAGGTCAAAGCGTGCAAATCAATAATGTTGCCGCTTCCATCGATGCCACCTATACGGTGACGGCTGATTACACCGCTTCACCCTATGTTTTTACAGCTGCAAAAGTGACAGCCGATGTCACGCTTCGAGCCGTGATTCCAAACGGATCAGCAACGCTCGTCGGCAAATCTGCCGCCGATATTTACGCAAACAACGACGCCGTTGAAAATGCAATCATTATGACAAGCTCAGAGATATTTCAAGCCAAAACCGCGGCGGGCAATTCAATCGATGGCGTGGATTTTCAAGTCTCGCCGTGGCGTATGAGCCGCCAGCTGCTCGCTCGCGTTAGCGCGCTTCTCTCGCCGTTTCAAGATGTCGAAACGATGGCTCAATAATGCCAGCATCATCAATTCAAACGAGCATCAGGGATTCATTGCAATCGGCGCTTTCAGGTATTGCCGCAAACGTTTACGATTCCGTCCCTGAGGCTGTGATTCCGCCGTTTTGCGCTCTTGTGCCCAATGATCCGTATTTGCAGCCGAATTTGATTGGTCAAAGCGTCATCAAGGTTCAAGTGAATCTCAAAATCACAGCTGCTGTGACTTATATGTCAAACAGCGCATCATTGGACAATTTAGAGAAACTCATCATTAGCATTCTGGCGGTTATCCCGTCAGGTTACATCGTCGGCGACATTAGCGTGCCGTCGATTGTTTCGGTCGGATCGTCAAACCTGCTTTCAGCAGATATACCCGTTTCCACCTATTACACACAGACAAACTAGGAGCAAACATGGCAAACATCATCACGGGGCGCGATGTGTCTTTCACGATTGGTGGAAACAATTTTGACGCCCAAACGACGAGCGCTGTGCTCTCAAATGAGCACATCATCGAGACGTATCAAACGCTCGATGGACGCGCATACAAAGCAATCGACGATCAATGGACATTCGATGTCGAAATGCTTGCAGATTGGGGCGCAGCTGGATCACTCTGCGAAATTCTTTGGGGCGTTTGCGAATCCGCGCCAAACACAGGCATCTCAACGGTTTTGACAGCCGCGACAGGTGCTACCTTTACGTTTCAGGTTTTGCCCGTTTTCCCATCGGTAGGCGGCACAGCACCTGACGCACAAACAGTCACGATGAGCTTCACCGTGATTGGCACACCTGCTGAATCGTTCAGCTAGGAATCACAGAAACGGGAGCGAAAATGAAACTAGCAATTCAAATCGAATATAACTCAGGCGATGTGGCGACTTACATTGCTGCACCGCCTGAGTGGGCGAAATGGGAGCAGAAAACAGGTTTCAAGATTGGTCAGGCACAGGAAAAGATCGGCATCAGCGATTTGATGTTTTTGGCGTATCACGCAATGAAACGTCAAGAGCCGTCGAAGGCGGTCAAGCCATACGATGTTTGGTGCGAAACAATCGCTGAGATCATAGTCGGTGACGACAGCCCAAAAGCCACGCAAGCGGATCAGTCAGCAGGCTAATAGTTGAGCTGGCAATCGCCACAGGCATTCCAATGTCGGAGTGGCAATCCGCCGAAGATATTTTGACGGCACTTGAGATTTTAGAAAAGAGGAGCGATGGCAGACATAATTCGCGGTCAAGGTAAGATCGCAATAACGGTCGAGCCACAAGCTTTGAAAGATTTATTTTCGACGCTACGAGCTTTACCTACCGAAGCTCAACAAGAAGTCAGAGACAAAGCTCAGCCAATGTCTCAAAAATTAGCCCGCGCATTATCGGTGGCAGCAGCTTTTTCAGCTGCTCCACCGCAGGCAATTTTGGTCGCTCGCTCGATTTCAACGCCACGCGATCGATTAATTCGCGTCGATGTGGGCGGATCGAAGAAGGTCGGGCGTCCCTACGGCGGCGAACGCAACAGCCGCGGCAAATTGACAAATAGACAAGCTGCTCCAGCTGGCGCGCTTTTGTGGGGATCAGAGCATGGATCGCGCGGTGGTGTAGATCGAGCAGGTCGCAATCAAGGTCGTCGATTTGTCAAGCCTTATTTGAAAGGTGGTTATTGGATCAATCCCACGATTGACGCCAACATTCAGGAAGTGGCGAACGAATATACCGAGATGGTAAAGGCTATTGTTAGGCGAGTGAAATTGGACGGCGGTGAATAATGGCTGGAATCCCAAAAGTTAAGATTCAATTTGATGCTGATCTTGATGGCTTAAAAAAAGGATCGCGAGACGCTGAGGATCAAGTTCAGGGTTTTGGCGACAAAGTAGGCGAGTTCGGTAAAAAAGCCGCTGCCGCTTTCGCCGTAGCTGCGGCGGCTGCGGTTGCTTACGCTGGCAAGCTTGCAATTGATGGCGTGAAAGCTGCCATCGAAGATGAACAGGCACAACTTAAACTTGCAAAAGCTTTAGAGACAGCCACGGGTGCAACAACCGATCAAATCAAAGCTGTCGAAGATCAGATTCTTAAGACATCGCTCGCGACGGGCGTGGCGGACGATAAATTGCGTCCTGCGTTGCAGCGTTTAGCGGTCGCAACGGGCGACACCGAAAAAGCTCAAAAGCTTCTTAATCTCGCTTTAGATATTTCGACAGCGACAGGCAAGCCGCTTGAAGCGGTTTCAAATGCTTTAGGTAAAGCCTATGAAGGCAATACTGCTGCACTTGCAAAATTGAATGTCGGGATTTCTGCCGCCGAAGCAAAAACGCTTGGTTATACAGGTTCAGTTCAAGCATTGACGGATTTATACGGCGGCGCAGCTGCCGCAAATGCTGACACCTATCAGGGGCGCATTGATCGCATCACCGTCGCTTTTGATGAAGTAAAGGAAACGGTGGGCGCAGCTTTATTGCCAATTTTGGATAAATTGCTCACTTTCATCACAGACAATGTTTTGCCATTATTTACAAAATTCAGCGATGCACTTTCCGGAAAATCTGACAGTATCGTTTCGTCATTCACAAGCATCGTCAATTATGTGAAAGACTTTTTTGAGCCAATCGTTGTCGCGGTCAAAGATGCTTTCACGACTTTAGGTGAAACAATTTCAGATAAAAAAGAAGATTTCAAGGCTATTTTGGACACGATGAAGGAAGTCTGGGATTGGATTGATAAATACTTAATTCCAATTTTCAAATTTGCATTAGTGCAGGCAATTGAAAACGCCGTGACATCGATTAAATTTGCAATCAATACTCTTTTGCCTGTTGTCAAATTTATTTTAGACAATGTAAAAGACACAATCAATGGCTTCATTGATTTGTTGAATATACCAATTAGAGCATATAACGCTTTTGCTCGCTTGACCTTTAGACAGGAAATCCCAGAAATTCAAAAGATTGGTGTAGTTGCGCCACAATCCGCCAATTTAGGAAATCGTCCATTAGGTGTCGGTGCTGGAGCAGCTACGGGAGCAGCTACGGGAGCAGGCGCGGGAGCAGGCGCAGGCGCAGGCGCAGGCGCGGGAGCTGGTGCAGGCGCAGGCAATGGCACAAAAGCTCAAGAACCTGATTGGGCGCTTTTATTACTTGATGCTACAGGCAAGCTTGCAGATGCAATGGAGCGCGAAACAAAATCATTGGCAACTTTGGCAGCTCTGGACGCAGAATTGGCACGACGCGTGCAGGGCGGCATTCCTTTCGCTGTAAGCGGAATGCCAATCACGCAAGATTTGTCAGCATTTCGCAGGCGGGAAGAAGTCGGAAATACCTACATCACGGTCAATGGCGCAGTCGATCCCGAAGCTGTATCACGACAAATTGTGGCAATCATGAACGAATCAGATGCTCGCGGCACGGTAGGAGCTGGCGGCTTTAGATTTAATACACAGGTCGCATGAGCGTCTGGACACCTGAGTGGCGCGTAAAGATTCAGGGCGTCGAATACACAAATCTTACTTTGTCCAATCTGACAATCTCATCGGGTCGGACAGATATTTATCAGCAGCCGATTGCGGGATATTGTCGGCTTCAAGTTAAAAACAATGATCTAAGCAACATCAATTTTGACATCAATGATGGTCTGACCGTCGAAGTCAAAAATGACGCTGGCACATGGATTGTGCTATTTGGCGGCAATATCACCGACATGAATGTTAATGTGTCATCGGCTGGCAGCATTGGAATTAGTCAGACAATATCAATCACGGCTTTGGGAGCGTTAGCTAGGCTTCCAAAAGCCGTGTTCATCGGCAACATTCAGCAAGGCACAGACGGTCAGCAAATCACCGATGTGCTTGAAGGCATACTCTTCGCCAATTGGAATCTGGTCGCAGCTGGCGACACTTGGAACAGCTACGATGCAACAACGACATGGGCGAATGCTGAAAACAACGGTCTGGGCGAAATCGATGCGGGCGATTACACGCTCGACAGTCAAAACGCCGTCGATTCCGATGTCTATACGGTAGCCGCGCAGCTGGCGCAGTCAGGGCTTGGATACCTTTACGAATCAGCAAATGGCTTGATTAATTACGCCGACAGCACACACCGCACCGAATATTTCAGCGCCAATGGTTATATCGATCTTGATGCCAGACACGCGCTGGCGGGCAATATCACGACAAAGAAGCGATCTGGCGATGTGCGCAACAGCATCACCCTTCAATATACGAGCAGCGGCAATTCGGAAGTCAGCGCCAGCGATGCCGCGTCGATTGCCGAATATGGTGAGCTTGCTCAGACCATTCGCACAACGCTCAAAAATCAAGCCGACGCCACAAGTCAGGCGGCGTTTTATCTTGCATTAAGAGCTTATCCGAGAGCCTTTTTTGACAGCGTTACTTTTGCGCTAGGCAATCCTGAAATCGACGAAATTGATCGCACAAGCCTTTTAGGTGTTTTCATGGGTATGCCTGTGAATCTTCAAAACTTGCCAGCCAATATGAACGGCGGCGAATTTCAGGGATTTGTTGAGGGCTGGACATTTCAAGCGAGCGTGAGCGATCTCCGCTTGACGATGACGGTTTCGCCGCTGTCGTTTAGCTTGCAAGCTTTCCGATGGAATTCTGTGCCTGTTACCGAAAGATGGAACACTTTATCCAATACACTTACTTGGGAACAAGCCACAATCGTGGCGTAAGGAGCAGCGATGGCAAATACAACAAATTTTGGGTGGGAGACGCCCGACGACACCGATCTGGTTAAAGATGGCGCAGCTGCAATGCGCACATTGGGCAACAGCATCGACACAAGTTTTGTCGATTTAAAAGGCGGCACGACGGGTCAAGTTTTAGCAAAAAATTCGAACACAGACTTGGATTTTGTCTGGGCAAGTGATGCCACGGGAATTCCTGCGACAATTTTTGACGCGAAGGGTGATTTAATAGCGGCAAGCGCAGCCGATACCGCGGCAAGATTGGCAGTTGGCACAAATGGACAATATTTAAGTGCAGATTCAACAACTGCAACGGGCTTAAAATGGGTTACTGCTTCTGCTGGTGCATTAACAAAAATTGCAGCCACATCATTCACAGATGTGGCAACACAAGATTTCGACAGCGTTTTCAGCGCTACTTATGACGCCTATTTAATCACGATTAACAACGCCTTTTCGCCGACAAGTTCTACGGCTGATTTGCATTTGCAAATGCGTTACTCAACTAGCACAGAAACTGCTGATTATTTTGGCGCAATTCAGACCATAGTTTCAACTCCAACAACGAGCACAACGGGTGCGAATCCAGCTGCACATTGTCTTTTGAGCAACGGTTTAGGCTTGACGGGTTATCCGACCACGGCAGTCTTTAATGTCGTTTTTCCTAAAGGTGGCGGCAATAGTGGCAGAGCAAATATTTTTGGAGAATCCTTTAGTGCTGTTGCGCCTGAAATAGGCAATTTTGGTTATGAAGCCAACACATCAAGAGTTTATACAGGTTTTAGGCTGAAAGCCAGCACGGGAAACATCACAGGATCAGTTGTCATTTATGGATTGGAGAAGTAATGCAAATAGGCAAATTTGATGGCATAACTCAAAAACAAGTTGTTATCGATGCCACCGCGGAAGAAATTGCAGAAATTGAAAAAATGCGTCGCGAAGAAGAATTGCGTTTAGAGCTATCAAAAGCAAATGAAATTATTAAAGAAGAAGCCAAAACAGCATTATTGGCAAAACTCGGCATCACCGAAGATGAAGCAAGGCTGCTGCTGTCGTGACATATCCTGAACAGACACCTGCACGCTTAATCGAGATTGCATTAAGCGAAGTTGGGTATGTCGAAGAGCCTGTCAATGTAACAAAATACGGCAAACACACAATGGCAGACGGGTTGCCATGGTGTGGCTCATTCGTGATGTGGTGCTGTGCAAAAGCAAATATCAAAATTCCGAATGTCATTTCTACGGCGGCGGGAGCACAGAAATTCAAGGATCAAAATCGCTGGTCGGAAGTCCCGCAAAAGGGCTGGCTGGCGTTTATGGATTTTCCGCACGATGGCATTGATCGCATTTCTCACATTGGGATTGTCATCGATGTCAAAGAGAATTCCATCGTGTGCGTTGAAGGCAATACATCAAGCACGGGAGATCAGCGCAACGGCGGAATGGTGATGATCAAGGAAAGACCAATCGGCAAAGGATCACCCGTTGTCGGATATGGCATTCCACGATTCGCGCCATACAGCGGCGACTTTCCCGAAGTCGTCATTCCCGATTCG